AATGGCCTCGGGGAACAGGTTGACCATGCGGTTGTCCGCAGCGTTGATACTGCGGGCAACGTAGGCCGATCCAAGAATCGGCGTTTTCATCAGTAGTTCCCAGCGTAGATGTTGAACCGCTGCCGAGTCGCCACAATAGCGTAGGGCATTGACATCACATCATCAGGGTTGTTGATACGCTTCAGATTGCGCTTGCTGGTCATGGCAATACGCTGCACCTGAGGGCTGGGCTCTACACCAAACTCAGGCGCGATCTCGCAGGCCAAGTTGTACGTAAAGGCGCGCAAGTAACCCGGCGGGAACAGAATGTTGGTCGCCAAGTTGGCGGGCTGCGTCAATTCTTCAACGCTGATAAAGTGCCATTCCAAGTCCCGTGTAGGCTTGGGGTAAATGTACATATCCACATCAGGATACGTCATGTTGATAAACAGCACTTGCGGGTAAGTAGACGTAACCGTTTTAACAGCAATACCATCGTACTGCTGCTGATTGATCATCTTTATGCCAAAGCTGACATTGGTGCCTGGGTCGCGGTAATAAGTCGCGTCATCCAGCAAAATTGGGCGGTTGCCCACAAAGTCGCCTGTTGGGCCAAGGGTGCGATTGATAAAACCTGCGGGCCAAGTAAACATCTGATCTTGGGTGCTAAACACCGACAGCCGTTCGGTATTCCAGCTATCAATCATCTGATTGAGAGCGGTCAGGGAGTCTTGGGATACGGAAGCAGAAGTAGTCTCGCCTTCAGCAAGGACGCCAAGCAATCGAAGGGCTCGGTTGATCTGATCGCCAGCGGTGTATGTCGCCATGACTAGGCTCCTTCGGGTTCGGTTCTACGACGGCGCTTTACTTCCAGTGCGTTGACAGGAGCCGCCTCGGAGACTTGGGGCGTATCCAGAGTATATCGTGTCCAGCCGTGCTGTTCATCATGTTCGGCTTCAAGTTCCATCGTTGCAACTTTGCGGCCATGAACGGGGTGCTTGAGATAAATGTTCATACTGGAAACGGGGCCGAAGCCCCGTTCCTTTTGTTTAAGATGAAGCCATGATCCCCAAAGATTTCAGACCCGTAATAATGCTGTTCACATTAGTTTGCAGGGCAGAAATTTGCGAGGTAGTCAGAGCGCCGACAGTAGCGGTAGTGAGCGTTGAGAAGTTCAGCGAAGTGAGCGCCGCGAGTTGGTTAGTAGGAGTAGCACCGAAAAATCCGGCAGTACCACCTGACTTACCCATCACCGCGCCGTCAAGCTGCTGGTCTTCATAGGCGACACCAATTGATTTGGTATTTGGCATATTGTTTCCTTAAAGAACGGGGCCGAAGCCCCATTCAAATTTAAGCAACGCGATACACAGTGTACGCAGCATCGCCGGTTTTGCGGAACAAGAACTGCCCCGCGCCACCAACACCTGCTGCACTGCCGGTAATAGCAACAACTAAGTTGCCAACCGCAGTGATGCCAGTTCCCACCGCCATAGTAATCAGGCCAGTTGAAGTGCCCAAGTTGATAACTGTCAGTTCAAACGTGCTGTTAACTTTTGCGTTGGTAAACACCGCATCAATTGCAGCCGCTGTTGGGAGCGTGTAGGTTGCCGCCGTAGTAGACGGGTTGCCCACCAAGATGCCACCAGTGGTTTGTGCAACGGTCAAAGTGGCCGTAGCAGTCGCCGTATTAGGCGCTGCTTGAACGCCCATAATGATTTCATTGGTGTTGCCATCAGTAAACTGATATCCACCGCCAGAATTAGGAATAGCCATGATAATTTTCCTTTAGAAAGAATTGATTAACCCCAGATGCGGCAGGCCATCTGTGGACGAATGGTGCTAAAGCCATACAGTACGTCAATACGGCAAGGCATACGGTCGTTGTTGATGTCGTACTGACGAACAACGCGCAAGCTGATACCGTTATGAATTGCACGCGCGGCCATGTCAACGCCTTGGGGCAGCAACAAGTCAGCGGTAGCAAACGTGATGGCGTCCTTGTGGTAGACCAAGTTCTGTGCGTATGCAGTAGAAGCAGCGCCCACAAAGGTCACAGCTTTGCTGTTTTGCGGCAGGATGTTTACGGTAGCCAAAGCATGGTTAGCCGAGTACATAGGAGCCACAGTCACAGTCCAAGTGCCAGACACAGCGGTAGCCGCAGCCAGAGCAACAAACTGGAACAACGAACCAGTGGTTTCACGGGTCTGTGGGTTCACAGCGAAGCAATCAGCAATAGTGAACACATCGCCAGCAGCGATAGTAGTGGTCACCGAGCCTTGAGCCAAGGTCAGAGTTGAAGAGCCTTCAGAGGTCACAGCAGCGCCCGTGGTAGTGGAGGCCGAGGCATCGCGCGAACCAGTGGTGTGTTGTTTGATCGATTGAGACATATTGACTTCTTCAAAGCCCAACACGCCAGTGCCCATCATGCCGTTGCGGAACTGCTTGCTGATGGTGTCGGTAGGATTAAACAAGCCTTTCATGCCTTCAACCAAGCCAGCGTTTGCAGCGGGGTTAACCGTTGCATAGCGGGGCGACATTACAGCGGCGTTCTCGTTCAGCTTCTGCTGGGCTTGCAACAGCACCAAAGAAGTAGCTGGCGTGGTGCCAGGAGTGCCGACAGTGTTACCGATGGTTTTGTACGCATTGGCAACGTCAGCATCAATGCTGGATGCCAACTGGCTGATACGAGGCTTCAACACACGCTCTGCAAAATCGTCCAACTGCATGGTCAATTCAGCGGAAGTGAAGTTCACGCCGATATGCTTTTGGTTGGCGACAGACAAAGTGGTGAACTGTTCGTTGTCGTCCTGAACTTGCAGGGCGGCACCGTCAGTGACCAAAGCGCGGTCGGGCAGACGAATACGCAGAGTAGAACCGATCTTGGCACCCTCAACAGCGAAGCTGTCGTCGTACTGACGGTTTACGTTACGGGTGATTACCAGGTTGTTCTCAAGAATTTCGAGAGCCTTCCGAGTAATCATGTCAATGGTTAGGATACTATTAGCCATGAAAAAAGTCCTTAAAAAAGTTAGCGGGTTTGCGCTTCCCACTTCTTACGCTGTCGTGCCCGTTCGGCTTCAATCCACTGCGAATCCGTCATGGTCTTGGTAGACCTGGGATCAGTAGTGTCATAGGCCGGTGATCCAGTGGACCGGGCAGTGACAGGCGAAATCGGCGCTGGCGCGGATGTCGTACGTTTCATTGGTGGATCAGACGCCAATTTGGCCTCAATCTTCCCAATTTCCTTTGCCTGTGCAAGCGGGGCTAGGCGAGATATACGCTCTGCGTCTTTGGGGTTAGTTCCGAGGTAGTAAGCTAACTCAGGCCCGACATCCGAAGACCGAATCGTATCGGCCATCACGTCCGTAATCGGCAGCTTGGGGTTGTACGCGACTTGTTCAAAGTCATCGTACTTAGCGCGGGCTTCCTCTTCCAGATCGTGATAACTCTCAAGAACTTGCGAGTGCTGCTTGGCCGCTTCGCGCTGCGCGATCAGTTGCTCGGCCTTTTGATAGGCCAACGCATCGGCGTAAGCCTCTGGCGTTTCAAACTGATCGACAGACTGCGCTGCCGGAGCCCTCAAGGTCTGCGTTTCCGCAAGCCTCTGTGCTTGTTCCCGTTCCCACTTTCGTTGCTCTCTTGCGAGGCGTTTTCCAATAGCTGCATCAAGTTCCTCTTGCGAGAATGTCTTGGGTGCTTCTGCTTCCGGCGCTTTAACTTCAGGTTCAGGTGCAGCCGTTGCTTCCTGTTCCGGCGCGGGGTCTACTACCGCTAGGTTTTCTTCTGACATTTTTCGATTCCATAGAATCCCTGGTGATCGCACCAGTACGTGTTTTCAGCATTATGCTGGAATTTTTACCATCCGGCTAAATCGGCGTATTTTTGCCCGTCATCGCCGCAATCAGCAAGAAACTCGTCTTTTTGTTCTGCGCTGTAATTGCGGCACTTTACTCGCTTGAGTTCCGTTTCTGTTTCCTCTAGCCAAGTAGCTTCTAAAGTGTTGGATTTAATGTCGTGGCATATTGCGGCTAAATAAATCATGCTGTTACGCCTTTAATTAATGAAAAATTAATTACGGGGGCATCAGTTGCAACGCCTCCAGTTGTGTAAAACGTGATGTTAAAGCTACCCGCCGCAACCGCCGTAACCAACAAAACGTAAAGATTTGTCCCTGATTGCTGGTTCAAAATAATAGTGTCAGTTGCCGCAACCAAACTATTGGTTACCGTAAATGTTGCCGCTATTGCAGACCCCAATGCGGAAAACATAGTGATTGCGCCGGTAGGTTTGTTTAGCGTTACACCAGTAATTCTGCTTGTTCCTTGGGTGACCGTACCCCCCGCGCCTGTGCCGTAACCAAGACCCGCAGCAGATGTGGCAAGAACATTTCCGGTAGTGTTAACACGCAGTCTTTCAACATTCGCTACATATATAGTTACTATTTGCGCGGTTCCTGTACCGACCGCCGCAGTAGCAATTCGTGTTTCTCCAATTGCGTCAGAGCATATAAATTGTGCTAAATTTCCGTTACTACTTGAATCAACGTCATAGCTTCTTAATTGAAAACTTGCCGCATTTCCTGTCCCATTAGGAAAACCAGCGACATTAGTGTTTCCATTAACGGTGCTTGTTCTAAATGAAACACGATTAGCAGCCGTTCCACTAAAATCAGCGGCAATGCGTTGTCCGGTAGAACTAAATGTTAAATTGCCAGATGAAATAGTAGCCGCAGACATACTTACGGAGCGTCCAGCCGTTAAATCAGAAACCGCTACTTTTACTGTGGCACTTGACTGCACAATCGGCAAAACTTCCGTCCCCGCCAATGGCGTGGTAGAAGAAGTTAAAGCCGATATTTTGGTGTTAGCCATTATAGAAATTACTCAACTAATCTAGCGCAAAAATAATTGTAATTTCCATCATTAACAGTAGTTAGCGTTCCAGTTCCAGAAACCCTAGTAATTACAAGCGTCACTGTTGCACTTTCGGCTAACTCAAGTACACCACTATTTGATATAGAGTTGAAATCAGCAATCATTTGATAGCTTACTGATAATACTTGACCAGAACTTGCAGTTAGCACAAAAGAAAACCGATCTCCGGCAGTGCCGCTAGCATCGTGCAGTATTGCAAAATCAAAAGCATACCGCCCTGCTTGCGGTGCGGTAAACGTATTTACAGAAAAGTTTGACCCTTTGTCAAACGATGTCGTTGCAAAATTTTGTGTTAGCGGCGTAGTACCTGAAGTGGTTTGAGAAGCGTTTTTACGAACAAGAAGCGCGGTTCTGGTTGTGCCTCCGCTTGCTTTATCCCAATAATTTCCGACCGAATATAGCTTTGTAGCTGTAATAGTATCGGATACAGCGCCAACTGTTGAATATGATTGATTTCCTACAGATACGCAGTAGTTGTATGAAGCAGTTATAGCTGATTGGCACTGGCCTATTGTGTTTCCAACTAAAGTTAGCACGGAACAAGAACCTGATACGCCATTTGAAAAATTGTTTGATGAAACAATTTGATTGCCGACTACAACAATTGATGTACTAGCCCCGCTAACATTTAACGCAGCATAAGTACCCGATGATTTATACGCCGCCCAATTTACAAACGAATTAGCAGAAAATGTTAAAGTACGGCCAGCAGTGCCGCTTACAATAACGGTATCTTCCGTAGTTGTTGAAAACGTATTCCCGCTAAAAGTTAATGTTTCAATTACTAAACTTCCAGATGTAGTTATGCGTACTGAATTTGCTTGAAGCGCCGTATTTTGGCTATTAAACGCTACAAATGAATTTCCGGTTACTTGAACTCCACTTATATTTCCCGTGCCAAGCGCGTTAATTGGAAAACGAACTTGGTCAAACAAATTGCTTGTTATATTAATTAATTGGCATACATTTGTTGTAGGAAAATAAAGACCATACAAATAGCCATAACTTAAGTTATCGCAAAATTCAAAACCATCGGTATAAGGAATAACTAATACCGATCCGTTTGCCCTAGTAAACCCACGGCAACCAGCTTCGGTTGCGGGCAACCAATGCCCAAAGGTAAAAGAATTTCCTAAGATTTTTATAATTTCTACGTTTCGGGAAATTTCAATGCAAGTAAGAATTCCGTATATGGTGTTATTTGTAATCCAAACATGGCCAACATCACCGTTGGCGCTAGTCATGTTTATAAAACGATAAGAATTATATACAACATTGTTTTGAATATATACAAATTGAACAGGCCCATTACTAACGTCAAAATCTAGTGTTGGTGGGTAAACCGTAGGTGTTGCGCTATCACCTTGATTTGGATAATAAAATCCAAGACCATCTAACGTTACGCCACGGCGTACAAGAAAAGGGCTATTTGTTGTTCCTGTAAACCTAAGCACCGCGCCTTGGTCAATAACCGTTGAAGCGCCATCAAGCACCATTTCGCCAGTTAAAGTAATATCTTCTAGCGTTATAGAACCTCCATCCGTATTAATAAGGTATTGGCCTTCGGGAAAGTATAGATTTTTACCGCGACAAGCAGCAACAGCCGCCGCAATTGCGGCTCGGTCGTTAGTTGACCCATTACCTGTTGCGCCGAAATCCATCACGCTCACTGTTTCACGCAGTTTAGCCTGCACATTGGTCTGTACTGCGCCTGTGCCTGCGGGGTCATACGCAACATATAAAGCGTTTGTGGCAAGCCCCGTACCGTTAATACCTGAGATGTTGTCCCAAGTTGCGATTAAAACATCAGCACTTGTGTATAGCGCAAATTTGTAAGCTACCCCCGAGGTCAACCAAATTTCACCTGTAGCAACACGGCCTGCGGAGTTTAGTACTATAGGGTTAGTGTGCGCCGTAGACCCAGATGAAGATGTGTACGTTGCTTGCGGCGTAGTAGTTCCCGCAGCATAAGAGTACAGCTTCCCGCCCGACAATATGACGCCGTTATTGTCAAAAAATTGTTGCCCTGCGCCAGCAAGTGCGGAAAGATTGACGGTCATGGTTTTTTCCTTTAAGCGCTAATTGCAGCAACTTTATCTTGGAAGGCCTTAACGCGAGTTTGCAATGCAGCTTCTTGCGCTTCCAAAGACGCGCTCAAAGCATCCAAATTGGCTTGCGTTTGCTGTTGGTGCATCTCACGGGTGTCAGATGTCTTTTCACGAGCGTCTAAGGCCGTTTCACGCGCTGCGCTAGCGGTTTCAAATGCCTTAACACTGTCGGCCAAGGCAGCTTCGCGCGCTTTGAGGTCAGCAGCTTTAGCTTTGGCCGCAGCTTCCATATCCTTGGCAGACGCAACCATAGCCGCAGCCTGGTCTTTGGCGGTAGCCAATTCTTCAGCCGCCTTGGCCCGATCTGCGGCAGCATCTTGCACCGCAGACATCGCGCCTTGGCGCTGAGCCAATTCAGCTTGCAAATTGACCAAGGTGGTCAAGTCAGTAGGAAGCTGTTTTTGGATGTACTCAATTAAATTTGCGGGGCTCATTGAGCCGCCTTCGCCATGAAAGTCCATAACGGCTCCTTACGAGTAATAAGTAATGTTTAGCTTCGCGCTGGCACTTTGCTCAATGAACTTGATTTGAGTCAAGTCGCCATCGTATTGCAAAGTGACACCGGCAGCAAGGGGCATCCCCACCGAAGCGGTAGGGGCGACGCCATCATCGCGCCAGCGAACTGCTTGAGTCTCAGGCGTAATGATAGCGATACGGGGTGACCCCGCAAGGCCACCAATGTTTTTCTGGGGTACGGTCAGGGCCGTAGCTGCGGACAAGCTGGTGATCTGCTGGTAGCCCAGGACAGAAGTGATAGCCTTGAGATTGAGCGCCATTAGAATCTCCTTCTTTCAGTAAATGATCTTAACTCGATAAAAAGTTGCGTGACGTAAACGGGTGCTGCTTCAAAAAACCCACCGCTAAAAAAACTGCCGCTATAAAAATTAGTCAGCAGTGAGAAAAACCCGCCGCTAAAAAAACTGCCGCTATAAAACTTGTTCATGGAATTTTACTCTACCCATTGACAAGTTTGCTCATCCCAAACATACCGTTTATTGTCTACCGGCATGGGTATGGGCGAATTCCATTGGCACGTTTGTTCATCCAAAGTCCAGCTAGGGAACGGCTGTGGCGGGATAAACGCATCCCTGTCTGGGTCATAGGTGTAGCCAATGCCAGCAGCATTCTTGCGGATTGTGGCGTTATAGGATGTCTGTTTCCAATTGGAATCACCAAACAGGCTAACCAGAAACTCCACCCCTTTGGCTTCAGACTCAACGCCATCAACCAACAGTTCAGAATTATTAACAACAACAACCGTAATAACTACGTTGTTTTCATCAAGTTTTGCAAAGTGTGCCATGATTAGAACGTAATAGAACCAGTGCCGGTAAATTTGTAATAGCGGTATGTTGCGTCTGTGGTTACTGTGGGGGAACCTGTAGTTGCTGAAGCGGCCACAGCAAGCAAACATCGAATGCAAACAATTCCAGAGCCACTATTACCTCCAGTACCTGTTGCGGATGCTCCTGCTACTCCAGCGCCGCCGCCTCCACCGCCAGTATTTACAGTGCCAGCAACGCCGTTGTAAGTTGTTGCAGTATTGCCGCCTGCGCCACCACCATCTGTTGCAGTGCCTGCTGTTCTTCCTGCGTATGCACCACCGCCACCACCGCCAGCATACGTTACTGTTGCTCCGCTGTATGTGCTAGATGTTCCACCGCCACCATTTCCTCCAACACTAGCTGTTCCGTTTGAACCTACTGCACTAGCACCGCCACCACCGCCACCACCATAAGCAAAAGGTGATGATGATGGGCCACCAGTACCACCTGTGTTTCCTTGTCCAGATGTACCAGCACCACCAGTTCTACTCCAGCCCCCGCCGCCGCCTGATCCTCCAGCAAGTCCAACAGAACCCGTAGAAGATGTTGCGCCACCACCGCCTCCACCGCCAGTTGCAGTGATCGTTGTTATTCCTGTTCCGCTAATAACAGAGTTTCCTCCACTCGTGCCTTGTGTACCTGCGGTAGTTCCTCCTGCACCCAATGCACCTACAGTAATAGTGTATGTAGTGCTTGGAAGTAAAGAAAGATTAGTAGCTGTTAATAAACCACCAGCACCGCCGCCACCAGAAGCTCCAGAATTAGCTCCAGCCCCGCCACCGCCACCACCTGCCGCAACCACTAAATAATCTACTGAAACAATTGGTTTAGGCCAAGTAGTAGAGTTAAGCCCTTGCATCACTTCATTGGAACGCCAAATACCAATAGCAGCAGATGTGCTATTGGTTGCCGCCGTAGCGGACATGATCGAACCTTTGTACCTAGTGGACATTAAGTAATGGCCTCATAGGATGCGGTTAATTCAATAGCGGAAGCAGTCCCAACAGTCACCACAATAGACTGCGCCTCACCCAAGTAAAACGCCGTGCTTTTGTCAGCGACAACAATTGAAGCGTTTACGGGGACGGGCACTTGGTACACAAGCCGGTAGTTTGTACCAGCACCAGCCGCCGCGCTGTTGATTGCTACAGTTACAGTTGCAATAGACGCAGTGACGTTTGAAGCAACAATGTTGTCAATCTTGTTTACCGTACCGGCAGCAGGCGTAAGCGCAGTCCAAGTTGCAGCCGCTGTAGTGCTTGGTATCAAGTAACTGGTATTGCCGTAAATGGAAGTTACGTTGACTATGTTTGGGTTTGCCATAATTAGTATCCAAAGATCATCGCCATTGCGATACTTTTGCCAGTTGTAATGCCGCCACCGCCGCTGCCATTTGAAGCTGCTGTGATACGTCCATAAGCGTCAACCGTAATGTTTGCGCTTGTGTAGCTGGCCGCAGTTACGGCAGTGGTGTCCAACGCAATAGTGCCGCTGGTAGTAATTGTGCCGCCAGTTAAGCCTGTTCCAGCAGTGATTGACGTTACCGTACCTGACCCGCTACCAGCCGCTACCCAAGTTGCCGTAGTGCCGTTAGATGTCAAAACATACCCGTTTGCGCCAATAGCCAAACGGGTCGCGCTGTTTGTGCCATTGCCAATAATCAAATCGCCTGCGCTGGTGACCGGCGATAAAGCATTAAAGGCCGCGCTGGCAGTCGTTTGGCCTGTGCCACCATTGGCAACTGGAAGCGCCGTGCCTGAATAGGTAATCGCCAACGTGCCTGAAGTGGTGATGGGCGAACCGGCGATAGACAAGAAAGCAGGAACGCTTGCAGCCACCGAAGTAACTGTGCCAGTAGAGTTAACTGTCTGGTTGGGCCAAGTGCCTGTAATAGTTACGTTGGTGCCTGCTACAAGGGCCGGAGTGGCTGTGCCAGTGCCACCGTTTGCCACGGCTACCGTGCCAGTCACATTGGCCGCAGTGCCTGTAGTGTTCTGATTGAGCGTAGGCACATCAGCAGCAACAATAGCCGCCAAGGCCGTATTTGTGCCATCAGAACGCAAATACCGGCCAGAAACCTGAGTTCCAGCCAAAGCCGTAATGGCCGCTGCGGCAGTTGTTTCGCCCGTGCCACCAGAACCAATTGGCAAGGTGCCAGACAGAGAATGATTGGCATCCCACGCCGCAGCCCCTTCGGTAGTAAAGCTACCATCTGCTGCTGTGCTGTGGTTAATGGATAGCGTCATGCTAAGAAGCGCAGTTTATAGAGCGTGGTCAGGTACAACTCAACAATGTTGTCAATCAATTGCTGTATCGCCGAGTCAGACTTGTCACAGACTTCGTAACGGCCTTTTTCAATCTCATCAAGCTGGGCCTGCAAAAACTCTATGATGTTTGTGGTCTTCTTAGCCGCTGGAATGGCGATAGGGCCAATCAATCCATGACGGCCTTGGTAGGCTTCGGCAAAAGCGTCAGCCACATCAATCACGTTGTCATAAAAGGTATTAAGCGCAACGTGTTTGGAGTAGCTGCGGGTGTTTAAATGCACGCTGTGGGCCACATTACGACCCAAAAACAGTAGCCCCATTAATTGTGCGGCGGTCATTGTGGCTGCTCCATCGGTAGCATAGGCTGTGGCATCTCAGGCATACCCTCCATACCCACATCCATTTGCTGTTCTGGCATTTCAGGAATACCGGCAATCTGGCCGTTAGACTCCATTGCAGCCGCTACCACACCCATAGCAATGTCTTGAATCTGCTGCTCGTTCATGCCCGCTTGCGTAGCCGTGATGCGTTGTGTCTCAGCTTGGTAAGCCTTAATCTCGGCTTCGTAATCCTTGCGGCGTTGCTCTTGCATTTCAATGGACTTGCCGACGTTTTGGATCATTTGGTGCATTTGCTCCATCTCTTGACCCATCGCTTCGATTTGCTGTTCTGCGGCCTGCAACTCGGGCGGCTTGTCGCCATCTTGCATAAGTTTGGGGTCAATTGTCTTGGCAAAACGCTTCGCCATCTCTTGGGCACCAGGCCAATCCATGTTCTTGACGAACAGGTCACCGGCCACTTGCCATAGTTGGGGATTACCCTGCAACAGTTGGCCCATCGCCTCCAGCGCCTCTTGGCGCTTGGTCGCGTACCCTGGGCCGGTGGTAGCCACCACGTCGTACTTGCCCACGCCAGGGTTATAAATCTTGTCAATCACGATTCCGTTCTGATCCATGATCTTCTTGACCGGCTCTTGCTGCATCGGGTCAATCTTGACCATGCTGGTTTCGCCGTCTTCACCAATGATGCGGGCAATGCGCTGTGTGTCGTAGATTTTGGGGATTAGGTCAATCAGTTGACGGGTCAAATACCGCACACCACGGGCCAAGTTGTCACCAAAGTGGTACGTTCCGACATCACCCTCGCGCTGACGCGCAAGAATCGCTTTTCCTGAGCGTTCGTTAGACGTCATGCCCAAAGAAGCGTTGTATTGG